CTGGAGGAGACCCGCACACAGCGGTTCATCGACATTGCTAAGCGTGGGCCCCTGCCAATCCCGCTACGCTATTGTGGGGCCCTGTCCCACAGATGGGCGGGAGCGGACAAAATCAACCTTCAGAACTTGCCGAGCCGGGGGCCGAACGCCAAGCAGATCAAGAACTCCATCGTAGCCCCCGCAGGCTACACGCTGATCGACGCCGACTCTGCACAGATCGAAGCCCGGATGCTTGCGTGGTTGGCCGAGCAGGAGGATGTGGTGCAGACTTTCGCCGAGAACGGCGACGTGTACAAGATGATGGCCTCCAAGATTTACGGGAAACCTGTAGACCAGATCGACAAAGCCCAACGCCAGATCGGTAAGGTCGTGATCCTCGGCGCGGGCTATGGGGTCGGACACAACAAGCTACAGATGTTCCTCAAGATGCAGGCTGGCGTCGAGGTGGAGTTGGACGAGGCTAAGCGTATCATCGACATCTATCGGGGGTCTAACTACAAGATCGCCAAGCTGTGGAAGGACGCGGGTAGCGCCTTGCGGTATATGGCGTTGGGATATGCACCAACGCTCGGGCGTCCCGGCGTACTAGACGCGCGTCCTGACCGGATCATAATGCCATCTGGTATACCGATTGTGTACTCTGATCTAAAAGGAACCCGAGGGGATAGCGGCGTTGAGTATAGCTACGCGGGGCGTAGTGGGCGAACGTATATATACGGAGGAAAGTTGGTCGAGAACCTGTGCCAGAGCCTAGCCCGAGACATCATAGGCGAACAAATGCTAAAGATTGCCAAACGGTATCGTGTTGTGCTAACGGTACATGACTCGGTAGTGGCTTGTGTCCGCGAGGAGGAGGCCCCGGAAGCCCAGATGTATATCGAAGACTGTATGCGCTGGACACCAGATTGGGCGGCGGGCTTGCCGGTAAACTGTGAATCGGAGGTGGGGCGGCGATATGGCGGTTGATGGGTTAACCCCTGATGAGGCTATGTGGCGGCTGACCATGCTCAGTTTAGACCCGCACCCGAGTCTTAACGAGTACATCACGTATCTGCTGGTCGGGCTTGCGTCGAGTAAAAATACTAAAGCCCGCTACATGGCAGTAGCCCACAAGCTACTGCCGGAGGCCAAGCTGGTAATGATGCAGAACGATCCTGACGACGAAATCCGCGCCATGGTGAAGGCGCGCTTAGAATATGGAGACTCGAAATGAACTACCCGGATTATGACGATCTGCTAAGCGAAAATGCGCGAAAGCGGGTATTACTCATTAAGGAGCTCGCCAAACAAACCGGAGTGTCGCAGGAGGTAGCCGCTACGGCTGTTCTTTCTGCGCAGGTGTGGGAGCTATCCTGCGAGCTGGAGCACCACAGATGACCGCCGCGGGAGCTTGGTCCTTTAGCCGGATGAGCGGGTTCGAGACGTGCCCTAAGCAGTATTATCACGTCAACGTTCTCAAGCAGTTTCCTTTCGAGGAGACTGAGGCTACGCGTTATGGGACCGAGTTCCACAAAGCGGCCGAGGACTTCATGCGTGACGGGACACCTATCCCGGAGCGCTTCGCGTTTGCCAAACCTGCACTCGATGCCCTTGCGGCTAAGCCGGGGGAGCGCCACTGCGAACTCAAGATGGGGCTGCGTCAAGACCTGACCCCGTGCGGGTTCTTCGACAAGGACGTGTGGTTCCGCGGTATCGTTGACCTCCTCATCATCGACGGGGAGAAAGCGTTCATCGTGGACTACAAGACGGGTAAGTCGGCTCGCTATGCGGATACCGGGCAGCTACAACTCATGGCCTTATCGGTATTTGCGCACTTCCCGCAGGTGACCCGGGTTAAGGCGGGTCTCGTGTTTGTCATCGCCGACAAGTTCGTACCTGCCGATTTCAACGTAGCGGATCGGGACACCCTGTGGGCTCCGTGGATCAAGAAGTACGCGCGTTTGGAGAAGGCGCACGAGGCCGACGTATGGAACCCTGTGCCAAGTGGCCTGTGTAAAAAGCACTGCCCTGTGGTAGAATGCCCGCACAACGGTCAACACAGGTGAACTATGCCCTACGTCAACAAGCCCCGCCCATATAAGAAAGAGTGGGCTCAAGAACAGGCACGGGACGAGAAAGCGCCCCGTGCCGAACGCGCAAAGGCCCGTCGGGCCTTCGATGCAAAGAACGGCAAAGCTGCCCGCAAGGGTAAGGACCTGAGCCACAAGAAAGACCTAGCGCGTGGCGGGTCTAACAAGGATGGTGTCTACCTCGAAGCACCCAGCAAGAACCGTGCACGGGGCGGAGCTATCCACAAGCCCGCCAAATAACTCCGGAGACCGACATGGAAATCATCGAGAACCGCGCGCTTCTGTTGAAGCTGCGCAACCCAAAAACTGTCACTACAGTTATCCAAAAGAGTAAGCAGGTGGGCCCCAACGAAGTGCTTGTGCACTGGGGCGTGGACGAGGCGCAGGCCCTGCGTGAACTCAACATCAATGCCCCTCCACCGATCCGGTCGCGCTACGGATGGCCGGGCCAGTTTAAGCCGATGGACCACCAGCGCGTCACGGCGGAGTTCCTGACGATGCACCGCAAGGCGTTCTGCTTTAATGAGCAAGGGACGGGGAAAAGTGCCGCGGCTGTCTGGGCGGCCGACTTCCTTATGGGGCAGAAGAAGGTGCGCCGTGCGCTGATCGTGTGCCCTATCTCTATCATGGACTCCGCATGGCGAGCTGATCTGTTCCGCGTTGCTATGCACCGCACCGTGGATATTGCCTATGGCTCTGCGGATAAGCGCAGAAAGATCATCAACGGCCCCGCCGAGTTCGTCATCATCAACTACGACGGCATCAAAATCGTTGAAGACGAGATAAGCGCTGGGGGGTTTGATCTCATCATCGTTGACGAAGGAACTCACTACAAAAACGCCCAGAGTGTGCGCTGGAAGACCCTGAACAAGTTGGTCACTCCCAGCACGTGGCTGTGGCTTATGACGGGTACACCCGCCGCACAATCGCCGCTCGACGCTTTCGGTCTGGCACGACTGGTAAACCCCGATGGGCTGCCGAAGTTTTTCGGTAACTTCCGGGATCAAGTCATGGTGCAGAAGACCAAGTTCAAGTGGGAGCCGAAGCCGGGGGCCGTGGAACGTGTGCATCAGGTACTTCAACCGGCGATACGGTTCACCAAGGACGAGTGCCTCGACCTGCCCGACCTCATCTACACCAAGCGCCACGTACCGCTGACGAAACAGCAGGAGCACTACTACAAGAAGCTGAAGAAAGATATGCTCATGGAGGCAGCGGGCGCGGCGATTACGACCGTAAACGCCGCCATCAACATGAACAAGCTTCTGCAAATCTCGGCGGGTGCAGTCTACACCGATGATGGGGACACATTAGAGTTCGACATCGCGGAGCGCTACAAGGTGCTCAAGGAAGTGCTGGACGAAACGTCGCACAAGACCCTCGTGTTCGTGCCGTTCAAAAGTACGATACGTATGCTGCAGGACCGGCTACTGGCGGACGGGGTGACGGCCGAGGTTATTTCCGGAGACGTGAGCGCCGGTGATCGCACCGACATCTTCAAGCGATTCCAAACCACGCCTGATCCGAAAGTGCTGGTCATCCAACCGCAATCCGCGGCGCATGGTGTAACGCTCACCGCCGCAGACACTATCGTGTGGTGGGCCCCCACGGCCTCCCTCGAAACCTACGCGCAAGCCAACGCGCGTATCCACCGTACCGGGCAGGTCAACAAGTGCACTGTGGTCCAGTTGCAGGGGTCGGGGGTAGAGTACCGGCTGTACGATATGCTGGATAAGCGTATTGACGTACACGCTCAAATACTCGATCTTTACAACGAATTGCTTGACTAAGGTACGGTTTGGTATTATCTACCACCTACAACCACAATAATGGAGACCATGATGACTACGGAAAAGGGCGGTCTTTCCGTCGAAAAAATGACCCGTGTCTACATCAAAATCCGCGATGCACGTGCAGCGCTTGCGGCGAAGTTCAACGAAGAAGACGCGGCCCTGAAGGACCAGATGGAGACCATCAAGCGTGGGTTGCTGGATTATTGCTCCGAGCACGGGGTAGAGAGCGTTCGCACGTCGGAGGGGGTGTTCTACCGTACGGTCAAAACCCGCTACTGGACAAGCGACTGGCAGTCGATGCACAAGTTTATTCTTGAGCATGAGTTGCCGGAGTTTTTCGAGAAGCGCCTCAACCAGACTGCCGTAAAGCAGTTCCTTGAAGAGAACCCAGAGGCGATTCCACCGGGTCTCAACACCGATGTGGAGTACGTCGTAACCGTAAGGAAAAAGTGATGACGCCGGAATACGTCACTATCCGGGACGTGGCAGCCTACTTTAAGGTGTCCGTCTCGACGATTCGGAATTGGATACGGGCGGGTACGATCCCTGCAAGTACCTACATCAAGGCAGGGGATACCTACCGCTTCAGCCTTGGTAAAATCGAGGAAGCGCTCCTCAACACCTCAAACACCACAATGGAGACCAACAAATGACGACTGACATGACCCTCTTCAAGAACAACCCGATGGTTTCGTCCGATCTGTTCAAGAAGTTTATGGACATGACCAATACCCTTGCGGGCGGTACGGGTGGCACGTCCCGCCGCATCAGCATCAAGGGCGGTCGCTTCCGCGAGATGATTAACGGCGAGCAAGTTCGCGTGAACTCTTCTGGCAGCTTGAACGTTGTTATCCTTGGGGCCTCTAAGATCGGCCGCACCTACTACGCGGGTGCGTATGACTCGAAAGCCGAGAAGGCGGCTCCGCCCACCTGCTGGTCGCCTGACTCCGAGACGCCCGATGCAGCCGTTCCGGCGGAGCAGCGTAAAGCCGCCACCTGCCGCGACTGCCCGATGAACATCAAGGGTTCGGGTCAAGGCGAGAGTCGCGCGTGCCGCTTCTCGGTGCGTTTGGCCGTGGCGCTCGAAGGCCAGTACGACAAGGTGTATCAGCTGTCGCTTCCTGCTACGTCTTTGTTTGGTGACGGTAAGAACGGCAAGCTGGGTATGCAGGCCTATGCCAAGTTCATGAAGGCTAACGAGACCCCGGTCATTGCCGTGCTCACGCAGATGTACTTCGACGAGAACGTGGAAACACCCAAACTGTACTTTAAGCCGATCCGCCCGCTGACCGGCGAGGAGCTGCAGGAGGTGTTTACGCTGGCTGAGGACCCGGATGTTGAGAAGGCCATCACTATGACGGTCTACCAGCAGGATACGGATTCGGCTGCAGGTACGAAGGGGTATAACCCCAAGACCACTGCGGTTGAGATTGTCGATGATGGGGATGAGGAACCTGCACCGAAGCCGACCACGGCCCGGGCAAAGGCCGCACCGAAACCTGCGGCAGAGCCGGTCCAAGAGGAGCTGGACCTTGACGATGCTGTGGAAGAACCGAAGCGTGTAGCGGTAACGCAGGCCAAGCCCGCTGTGGCACCGGGTGACTTGGGTGGCGTCCTTAATTCGTGGGATGACTAACACCATCGGGCGGGGCTGTGATAGCCCCGCCCATCTCTTTCCAAGCGGGACCGTGCCATGATAAACCACCAATTCCTAAATCGCATTATGTGCGATACCGGCCCGTACTGTTTATGGACAGCAAGCCGGAAACTAGACGCCAATGGAGACCCAACCAAAGAGTTGGGAAGCCGCAAGCAAGAGTTCTATGATGACGTGCCTTCCCTGATCGCGGCGGCTTCGGTCCACCTAGCGGATGAGCGCGAAGTCTACTTCGCGATGGGCGCGTTCAAGGATGCGAGCACCCGTGAAGCGGCTAACGTGCGGGGCCTCAAGTGCTTCTTCTTCGATCTGGATTGCCGCCCGGGCAAAGAGTACGACAACAAGTCGGATGCGATTAACGCCCTGCGTAACTTCTGCACGCGTAACGCTCTGCCGAAACCGCTGCTCGTAGATAGCGGCGGCGGTATTCATGGGTACTGGGTGCTGGACCGCGAG